GGTAGAGACAAAGGCGAGCAGAAAACAGACAAGGAATATGCTGATGATATGTACGAGTTTGTGCTCGATATACTTCCTCATTTGAGAACAAAAGAGGGAGAAAAACTAACGGTGATTGTGGATCCGTCAGCAGCATCATTTATTGCTGAAATGAGGAAGAGATCGTGGTGCAAGATACTCAAAGCCAACAACGATGTATCAAATGGAATACGAGATACTGCCAGTGCCATGAAAAGTGGACTGATCAAGGTGGATCCTAAAATGAAGAACTGGGAACAAGAAGCAGGAGGATATGCTTGGGATCCTAAATCTGGTGACGATTCTCCGATCAAGGAGAACGATCACTTGATGGATTCAATGCGATATTTTGTAATGACTAAGCGAGTCTATAAACCGAAAAGGAGGTAACGTGACGTGGACAATTATTTGAAAACCTACAACGATTTGGAGAAACTTGGAGATGCCAGCAAGGAATCATTTGTCTATGATGCAGTCTCTGCGTACAAGACAAGCACAATGTATCAGACGGCTGTTGATGCTCGTGAGTATGCGAAGCAGCAGAACCCGACAATCGTCAAGTATCAGAAGTTCCTGATCAATGCGTTAGGTGAGAAAGTACTGGACAATGTAAGTGCAAACCACAAATGCATATCGAATTTCTTTTATCGATTCATCACACAAGAAAATCAGTACCTGCTCGGCAAGGGCATCTTCTTCGAGAATGAGGAAACCAAGAAGAAACTTGGTGGCAAGAAGTTCGACAAGGCTCTGTCGAAGATTGGTTTCAAGGCTTTGTGGGGAGCTTGTTCGTATGGCTTCTTCAACGTTGATCACATCGATGTGTTTGATGCGACTGAATTTGTGCCACTCTGGGATGAATACAATGGATCGTTACGTGCTGGAATACGATTCTGGCAGATCGATTCCAACAAGCCTTTGCGAATGACTCTTTACGAAGAGGACGGCTATACTGATTTCGTCTGTGTTGGAACCGTAACATCGACATTGAATGAGAAGCGAGCTTACAAGATCAAGAAAGCACGAGTCAACAGTGATCCTACTGCGATCTATGAGATTGGCGAAAACTATGATGGATTCCCTATCGTGCCATGCTTCGGTAATCAGTTCCATCAGTCGGAACTTGTAGGACAAAGAACTCAGATCGATGCATACGATCTTATCAAGTCAGGATTCGCTAATGACTTGGATGATGTTCAGCAGATCTACTGGATTCTTAAGAATGCTGGTGGAATGGATGAACTTGATCTTGCACGATTCATTGATGCATTGAATCGTACAAGAACCGCACTGTTGGATGATGGTGTAGAACTCGACCAAAAGACTGCCGAGATTCCATATCAGGCTCGTGAAAGCTATCTTACACGATTGGAGAATGATCTCTACAATGATGCGATGGCTCTAAATGTCAAGCAATTGGCATCCGGAAATGTTACGGCTACTGCAATCAATGCAGCGTATCAACAGTTGGATGATAAAGTCGATATGTTCCAGTCATGTATTGAGGACTTCGTAGACGGCATTCTTGAACTTGCTGGAGTGGATGATACATACCGCTTCCAAAGATCAAAAGTTACAAACCAACAGGAAGTAACTCAGATGGTTCTATCGGCTGCACAATATCTTGATCGTGAAACGATCTTGAAACTATTGCCGTTCATAAATCCTGAAGATATTGAGGGTATTCTAAAGCGAGTTGATGCTGAGGAATCAAACCGCTATGAACTGCCGATTGACAATGAGAATGACGATGTAATTGATGATGGGAATGATGAATAATGAAAGACAAGCTACACAAGTGGACTGATCGAGAGATCGCAAAGCTAGAGTACAAGCTGAGACATCACTACTCTACGGCTCGTAAGTCATTGGCTCGTGACTTTCAGTCATTTCTTGATGACATCGCTCCTGACATCAACAAGTCATTGGCTATTCTAAACAACGCAAAGAAAAGCGGTGACAAAGAGAAGATCAAAAAAGCAACCGAAATACACGAGAACCTCATGAGAGAGAAAACGATCATGAGCGACAAATACAATCGCATGGTAAAGATCATGAGTGAGCGACTTGCAAACGTGAACAAGGATGCTCTAGATATCGTGAATGGAAAGATGCCACTGATCTACTCAAAGAACTACAACTACATGGGAGAAGATCTGAATACAGGCATCAAAGGTCTAAATGGAACGTTGAGTTTTGACATCGTTGATGAACGAACGATCAAGAATCTTATTGAGCGTGGTGACAAGTCAATGCTTCCACTCAACAAGAATCTCAATGTGGCAAAAGACAAGCGATGGAACACAAAGGCAATCAATACACAAATGACACAGTCAATCATGAGTGGTGAGTCATTAGAGAAAACTGCTAAACGTCTTAACACGATAATGAACGGCAACTTCAGAGCTGCAGTAAAGAATGCAAGAACCATGAGTACATATGCTCAAAACAAAGGTCGAGTCGATGCATTGAATGACATTCAAAAAGACAATGATGATATCGTTTGTACAAAGGAATGGCTGGCAACTGGAGACAATCATACTCGTGAGAGCCATCTTGAAATGAGCGGTGAGGAAGTGCTTGCGAATGAACCTTTCTCAAACGGACTCATGGAACCTGGCGATCCTGATGGTGATCCAGCGGAAGTATACAACTGCCGTTGCACAATACTAAGACATATCTACACAAGAGAGGAGTGGGAGAATGGCTGATATTGAAATCATTGATCATGTTGATGAAATATTGTCCGAAGTAGACAAGAGCACAACGAACGGAATGCAAGCCATCGCATTTGAAATGGAAAACAATGCAAAGCGAGACTGTCCGGTCGGTACTCCTGAATCGACAGGCATTCCGTGGTATGTCGGTGGTAACCTTAGAAACTCAATCACTACCGAGGTTACAATGTCGAGGGACGAGAAGTCGGTAGCAGTTGGAACCAACGTTGAGTATGCTCCATATGTCGAACTTGACGACAATAAGCGACACATTACCGGAAAGGCACACTTCCTGAGAGATGCTGTTGCCCAGCACGTTGACGAGTATCTGAACAAATTGGTGTCATTTCTTAAATAAATTTTTTAAAAGTACACGTAGATTGTGTACTTTTTTTGTTTTGTACTCTATAATAACTATGTAGAATAATCGAATCATAAAGAACTTTGACCGAAGAAAAGGAGATTACTATGAGCTTCACAAGAAAATTTTTATTGAATCTATTCAAAGAAAACGCAATTGAGGCACCGACGGATGTAATCAATGCGATCATCAATGAATACGTACACACTCGTGATGACCTGATCGAGAAGAAAGTCGATGAAGTCAAGAAAGAGTTTGAAGAAAACAATGACGGTTCGTCAGAGGATTACAAGAAGAAGTATGAGGACGAGCATAAGGCTTTTGAAGATTTCAAAACGAACCTTGAAAACGAAAAAGCATTTGAAAAGAGATCCAACGCTTACAAGAAACTGTTGGAGGATGCACATATCGATCCGAAAAGAATTGATACCGTGCTAAAAGTCAGCAAGGATGCAATCAACAAATTGGAGTTTGACGAAAAAGACGGCATCAAAGATGCTGACAAATTAAAAGAAACCATCGGCAAGGAATGGGCTGATTTCCAGATCAACGAAGAGGTCGAGGGAACACCAACGCCACAACCTGGAAATGCTGGTGGCAATGAATCCGGTACAAATGATCTTGAATCAATGAGCATGGAGGATTTCATCAAAGCACGTAGAGGAGTGTAAATTATGGGAAATACAATTTTAACACCTAATATCATCGCTAAAGAATCATTAAGAGTTTTAAGAAATAATGCAGTGATGGCTAACTTGGTACATCGTGACTTCTCAAAGGAGTTTGTCGCTGGTGTTGGTGATACAATCACTGTAAGAAAACCTGCTACATTTGAAGCTAAAGAGTTTAATGAAAACAGCGGAATCCAAATTCAGGATGCAACTGAATCAGGTGTGCCAGTAGTTATGGACAAACACCTTGATGTGTCATTCGCAGTAACATCAAAACAGTTGACTATGGATATTGACGATTTTTCTAAGCAGTTCCTTGAACCAGCTATGCAGGCATTCGCTGATAAGGTCGATAAATACCTGATCGGACTTGAAGCTGACATCACAAATCGAGTTTCACATGCCTCTGGTCCATTAACGACTGCCGAAATCATCAAGGCACGTAAGTTCTTGGTTGATGCAGCAGTGCCACTAACTGAAAGACGTTTCGTATATGATTCAGCAGCCGAAGCTGATCTATTACAGACTGACTTATTCGTAAACGCATCAGCGGTTGGTGATAACGGTACTGCATTAAGAGAAGCAT